AGCAAGATCAGGAACGCGCAGATCGCAGCGTACACGAGACGAATCAGGATGTTCTTGAACATGGACTTCCTTCCTCTTCTTCCGCCGGATCAGGCTCTGCCGGTTCCGCCGGCCGCGGTCTCGTCTGGAACAGCCTCTTGTAGAGCGTAGTATACGCGACGCCTAGCTCCTTCGCGACGGGCCCAATGCCTAGCTCCTTCACGTGAGCGATGAGCTCGTCCGTCACCTCGAACTTCTGATGGTTCGGTCCCCCTCTCTTCCTGATCGGGATCTGTTCCCGATCAAGAGCGTCTCTGACGGTGTTGCGCGACACGTCCAGCTTTTCCGTCAGCTTGTCGATTGAGATCTGCCTTGTGACATAGAGATCGAGCCACATGTCACGGGCGCTGTCATAGCCCAGCTTCTGCGCAATCGGCAGCCAATTGATCATTGCCACCCCTCTGCTGTTAGGAAGTAAGTATGGGACGGACCGTCCAGCTCCACGAGCTTTGCTTCGCGTAGCGTCGTCATTGCTCGCCTGAACTGCTCCGCGTTCATCTTCGAGCTATTCTTACGCAAGAGGGAAGAGTGTTCAAGCTGCCCGCCGGCCTGCTTGAGGTGCCGCATGATGCGCGTTTGATCCTCGCCCGTGGCATTCGTAGTCATCTCATCGAACGTCGACGGCAGCCACTGCTCGAGCCAGACCAGGATACGTTCCGCTGCCTGTAAGTCCTCTGCTGAGAGCGTAAGCTCTCCGGGCACGGCCGCGACCTTCATTACCATCGCGAGTCTGATCATATGGTCAGGCTTCCGCTCGAAGTAGCCAGCATACTGCTTATCGCCATGCTGGGCTCCGCGCGTCCTGTACCAATGATCGTACCATTCATGCCCGTTAGGCGTCAGGCTGAAGTTCCCGGTCTTCATCTTTGCGTTCTGCAGCGCCTTCGCCAGGAACTTCTTCACGTCAGAGTTCAGCGGCGGCGGCAGAGGGAAGACGCGCGGCGTGCTCTCCTGCACGACGAAGAGGAACCGTGACATGAACCCGCCACCGAAGGCGTCCTTCGGGATCGCGGTCTGCATCCAGTCAATCGTCGAACAGAGCAGCGCTGAAAGCGCCACGTTCGTCAGAGTGACATCTCCACGGCCGATGGTCGATGCCGTCCATTCTTTCGGGCAGTCGAAGAGTGCGGTGAGGAGTGGGACCATTCCTTCATTGTACTTCTGCTTGCCCAGAAAGACCGCCAGCTCCGGTGCATATATGAGCCCTGCGGCATTCGCCTTGTCCTTGAGCGCCTCGACCAGCGCCTCCGGCGTCAGCTTATCCGCGAGCATCAGACCGCCGCTCTGCACATACATACTCGTTCCAAGATTACACGCTGACGTCTTCCTGCAACGTCCCGTTGGTGCGACGACAATGATGCAGAGGTTCGGGTAGACCTGATACGCACCCTTATCGAAGGAGACGTTCCGTCCAAGCGAAGCTCCGAGCACGGTCGCCGCGACGAAGAAGTGGAAGGCTGTCGGCGGCTCGGTGTTCCTAGTCCACTCGACGTAGTCATGTAGGAACCCGCTCTTCGGGACGAGAAGATCGAACTCTGTCCGTCTGTCGCGTTGCCTGAACGTCAGGTCAACCTCTTCAGGCGTCTTATTGAACGCGTTCGCTATCGCCTGTCCGAGCACCGGCGGTCGCTTGTCCTCAGGCAGAGACGTGACCCAGCCGATCACGGTCTCATACGTTGCTGCCGTTGCCTGCTCGGGCTGCATCTTTTGCAGCACACGCATCATCTCTGAGATGCGCTGTCCATCGGAGACCTTCTTCTTAGCGGCAGGCTTCGCCGGCAACGCGGCTGCAGGTGGCGTCGCCGTCTTCGTTCCATTGATCGGGTCTGGGATCTTTGTCATTCCTCAAGGACCCCTTTCAGGTAGTGAATGTTCTGGACAATGCGCGAGCGCTGCTCTGGCGTCGCGTCCCTGAGGTCGAGTAGGTCGAGCGAACTAATGCCTGAGCTCCTGAGCGTCTCGCCATGGTTCAAGCTCTTCAGCTGCCAGCCCCACTTGATGGGCTTTGCCGTGTCGACGGACCAGGTCCTGTGCTCGTGAAGCGACGCACTACGTGCGTAGCGGACGAAGCCCTTGAGCTCGGAGATCTCATTGACGCCGAGTAAGTGTATGCGAGTCCAGTCGAGGATCCGTTCGCGTTGCTCTTGGAACCAGCGCAAGCGCGGCTCTCGGAACGGCAGGCAGATCATATCCGCGCCCGCGACGGCGTCGAGATACTCCGCTCGTGCGGTTGGCGTAGCCCCTGCCATGACGACGGCGATCTTGAACCTGCCCTTCAGGCCAGCGAGCGTGAGCCGGTACTGCTCGAGGTTCCAGTCAGGCATACCGAGCTGATCCGGGGCAATGACATAGTCCGCGCCCACGGCGAATGCCGCATCCGCAAGGCTCGCAATGGGAAGAGGAGTTCCGAGCTCGTGCATGGAGTTGTCAAGCAGCAGCTCACGTCCCGCCTCCCTCGTCGCATAGTGCTTCCTGTAGACGGGATCAGAGAGGACTCGATGTGCGAGGGCGAAGTCGAAGTCCGTCAGAGGGCCCCATTGCTTTAAGTACGCGACCGGAATCTCGAGCGACAGTTGCATGATGCGTCCCCTGTTAGTTGATGCCTAAGGCCTTCTCGAGCTTCGCCCGTGCGATCTTGTCCCCTGCGTCCTTGCTCTTACACATCTTCCAGTTCGTTCCTGCATGGATGTCTGCTGGGCAGAACCATCCGTCCGGATAGAACTGATTGACGATCGTGGGATTCGCCGACGCCTCTACGATGCGTGGGAGCTTCCGCTCCATGTGCGTCTTAATGACTTCGACGACCTCGCGGACGCAGTCCTTCGGAGTGTTAACGACCACTTCGTCGTGCACGGTCAGTCGGAGCGTTGCGTCTCGCGGCAGATCTCCGTCGATCCCGATGAGCGCATCGTACATCATATCGCCGGCCGTCGACTGCTGGGGGAAGTTATAGACCTCCGTTACTTCCCACGTGTACCACCAGCGGCGACGCATGTACGGGTTCCGTAGGAAGTGATTCTTCTTGACGAAATTGACGTTGTCATCTCGCCAGCCCTTGAAGACCCGAAAGCGGCTGAAGAAGCCGTTGATGAAGTCGTGGACGAAGCCTAAGTCCAGGTGCTGCGCCTGTGCGATGGACGGGGCTCCACGACCGTAGCCTAGCCCGTAGACGATGAACTTACTCGCGTGCCGCTCCTCGTCCGTGATATCCTCAATGGCCTTCCGGAGCGTCTCCGCCGCGACGGCCTTATGATTGTCCACGCCACGAGCGAGCAGCTCCAGGCCGACCGGATCTCCTGACATGACCATTGCGAGACGCCATTCGATCTGAGACCAGTCAGCTGAGATGAAGACGTGCTCGTCTGAATCCGGAATCCAGATGTCCCGCATGTCCTCAGGGACGTTCTGTCCATTCGGATCCCAGCTGTTCATTCGGCCGGTACTGGTCTTGCTCACACCGAACTTCGGATGCACGCGGCCGTCGTCTGACTCGAGGCCCGGATCAATGTACGTGCTCTTCATCTTGCGGTAGTGCCTGATCTTCGTCAGCTCCGCCAGAGCGGCATGCTTCGGGAACTGCTCCGCAAGGTCCGCGATCGCCTTCGCGTTCGCTGTACGCCGCTTCCCCTTCTTCTTATCCAGGAGAAATTGTTCCGGCAGCTTCATCGTCTCGTACAGGAGCTTCATCATCTGCGGAGCGGACGCGAGATTCAGGTTCGGATCCCCGACGTGCAGCTTGAACTCCTCCTCGAGCTTATCCGCGCCCTCTTCGAGTGCGATGCTCCATTTCATAGCGCGGTCCAAGTCGATCCGGACGCCGCGCCTCGTCATCCGCTTGAGGACCGGATGCACCGGCAGCACGTGCTTCCAATAGAGATCCTCCATCTCATACATCGCGAGCTCGCGCCGCAGGTCTGTCGCTGCTCTGTCCGTCGCGATGCAGTCGACTCCGCACACGCCCTTAAGATCGTTGCGATAGCCCTCCCTGCTCTTCCAGTACTCGATGTCCGTATGATTGCTCGCGAGGAACGCCAGATCCTTCTCCGCCGCTCCACCTGGCCGGAACGTCCCTGCATCCTGCTCCGCGACGGACGTCTGTCCGTAGCTCGCGTTGCAGAGGTGAAACGCGACCATCGTATCGAAGACTCTCAGCCAGGGGATCCGGGCGCCTTTCTCTTCGGCCATCGGGCAGTCGAAGTTAAGGACGTTCTGACCGACGATTTCGATCTCAGGGTCGTCAAGTAGTTCTTGAAAGAGGCGCTGGGTACCAACGGTCCAATCGTACACCTCACCCTGATCTGGCCTCGCGACAAAACCGCACATGAGAATCTGATCACGGACGAAGGAGAGACCTGTTGTTTCGAAGTCGAAGGTACAGGACCCCCGTGCTCGAGCAGTTGCAAGCAGACCTGCTCCATGAGTTGCTGCGTCAGCCTGTCGGATAATAGTGAACGGTACACGGTTGATCTCCGGGTACGCGCTTTGAGCTTTCGCGCGTGCCAGGTCGTGGACCGCGAACGGCCAGTTGTATTGGGCCCGCATGACGAAGGCGGGGTGCCAGGTGGGGAAGACTTTGTACCTGCCGAGCTCCGGGTTCTGCGCATCGCGTAACGGTCCTTCCGTCGGGACGCCTCGCCAGAGGCCGATCTTCTCCTTGTCGGTAACGGTCGTCAACGCTGTCTCGCCGGCCGCGATGATCACGTTCGGCTTGACGTCGTTGATCTCGTCCATCAGGAAGTGGGCGCAGTAGGCGACCTCCACCGCAGTCGGTGTACGGTTGTCCGGAGGCCGGCATTTGACAACGTTCGTTGTATATAGATCGAGCCGTTTATCAAGTCCGGCGTGCTGAAGAAGCTTGCTGCGGATTCGACCAGAGCCGCCAACAAACGGTCGCATACGTTCTGGACGATAGCCGGCGCCACCAGGCTTGAGCGGGGTGTCGACCTCTTCCGCTCCAGGAGCTTCTCCGAGATAGAGAATACTAGCGTTGCGATTTCCGTCGCCTCGTACGATTCCGGGCTCACGGAATAACGGGCAAGCCCTGCACTCGGGGGGCTTTCCGAAAGGATTACCCACGGGATCTGCGACGGCTTCGACATCGGCAGGTGCCTCCTGCTCGAACTGGAACTCGAGCGACTTGTACGTCGGCTTGTCTTCAGGCATAGATCCCAACAGTTCCGTTTTCGAGGAGTTCGCGATGTTCCCTGTTCTCCTTGTTCCGCCTGATGTTCTCACAGATCTTGTTGTACGCGTGTGGATCTGGCGCTATGCCCCGCTGCCGTCGAATCTCGTGGACGCACTCGACCCCATTCTTGGCCCACAGAAGGAGTGCGCGATACAGTTCTTCCTTGCTGATCCCCGGCTTGAAGGTCTTGCTTCGCGATGGGGGATGCCGTTTCTTCCAGTCAGGCGGTGCAGGCCAGGTAATTTCGACCTTTCGATTGTCGAGGTTCATCCACCCGAATTCGGGATAGATGGTCGGATCGACCTTGTACGGTGGTTTCACAGACCCTCCTTTGTCGACCTGAACGTTGGCTGAGGCTTCGCCTCAGCTGTCTGCGGAGCAGACTTGCGTGCGATGATCTCCACGTCACTGATCGCCGGCGGATGGATCATGAGCATGCCGGCGAGCTCTGCGCCCGTCTTATCCTCTGCCTTCACGCCACGTACTGTAATGGTCAAGATCCAGTCTTCCATTACGGCCTCCCTACGATCTGCAGGAACTCGCTTCGCGCCGTCGGATTCAGCAGGAGCACTCCCCGCATCACGCTCGTAACCACATCTCCATCTGATTCTACCCCACGAAAGCGCATACAGCCATGGACGCCAGAAAGAATCACACCACAGCCCTTAGGCTCGAGCTTGTCGTTCAGACTATCCGCGATGCGGTCCGCCAGGTCCTCTTGCATGATCGGCATGGTCAAGTGCTGCTCGACGACGCGGGCGAGCTTAGACAGGCCGATCGTAATCTTATGCGGAATGTACCCGACGTAACACGTCAGCTCCACCGGCATGAGATGATGCGGGCAGAGCGCAATGACCTTATGACCCCGTAAGACAATCAGATCGGCAGAGCGAGCGGGGAACGTCGTCCAGTTGTTCTGCGGCGGCGTGAGCATCTCGACGTACATCTTAGCGACGCGCTCAGGCGTCCCTTTGAAGTTCGCGTCTTCGACATCAACGTCCATGCCGTTCAGGAGTAGGCTAATGCCCCGAGCCATCATTGCTTCGTCCATCACTGCACCTTCAGGATCTTGTGGAGCTGGGCGGAAAGGCGAAGACTGGGATGATCGCGGAGTAGGTCCGTCACGTAGAGCAGGTTCATCCTGTCGACTTCGAACTTCCCGTTGCGGGGCTGAAGGTAGACAAGCTTCCCTTCCTTCTCCCACCGCAGAGCGTCCTTGAGATCAGGCCACCGGAAGCTCTCGAGCTGTGAGAGCAGGTGCCCGTCGGCCTTCGTCAGAGCGTGGAGTGACTCCGGCGTTCCGAGCCCTGGCACGATGACCTTAATCTCGTCCGCGAGCTCGATCATACTGCTGTCCCAGCCAGGCTTCGGCGAGACGCAGAGCCAGACGCGCTTCGTCGGATGGCCGTCCCTGAGCGACGGAGGCCACTCAGACGGGAACTTCGTTCCACTCGTCTCGATGTGGAAGAGGTCAGGGGCTGGGTAGGAGAGGCCTGATGAATCACGTGACGGGAAGAATAGATGATGCAGCTCCTGGTCGAGCGGTTCGCCACCCGTCAGACAGATGTGCTTGTACGGAGCCGCCCAGTCGAGGAGCTCTCCTGCCGTGAATTCTCCACCGCCACGCCAGGGCATCGTGTTGTCGAAGTCCGTGTCGCAGTGCTGACAGATCTTCTTGCCGACGCTGCAGCCGACGAAACGTATGAACGCCATCGGCGTCCCTGCGTACTGCCCCTCGCCCTGTATGCTCTTGAACTTCTCGGCGACGCGATAGGTCATGCTACGCCCCCTGTCTCTGGTAGTCCTCGAACGAGATCTTCTCCTCGTTCCTCGCGCCGCCTCCGGTCCGAATGATTACGGTCTTCCCGGACGTCGGCGTATGATGCTCGAAGGGATCTCCCTTGTCGATCTGGCGGGTACCCCGCAGCAATGTTACTTCGACGGTCTCATCGCGGAGCATGCGCTCGATGAGCTGTAGGTTCGTCGAGATCTCTTGTTCGGTCATGACCTCTCCTCCATTAGAATGCGCTGTACGAGATCATCCGCAAGATACACGGACGCGGCGTACTTCGCCGTCTCATGTACGGTTACTTCTTGCACGTCATAAGAGCTCCGGACCAGCTCATTGAAGACGTGCTGTGCGATGTTCTCCGTCGACGGCTCCACGTTCAGGAGCACCAGACGGAAGCCAAAGGCTGCGAGAGCTTCGACGAGCGGGTCCGTCACCTGCAAGACCATCGCATGGTCAAAGTCCTGCAGGATCTGCCGGAGCTCGTCGCTGACTTCCTTGAAGTCGAGGAACTCGGCCGTCTCTATGCGTGTTACGACCGTGACGTTGTGCCCGTGCGGAGAGTTGCAGATGCCCTTGTACGACGGGAGCCTGTGCCCCATCGAGATCGTATGCGAGACAATGATCGTCACTTGCCGAGCTCCCACATGGACTTATCGAAGAGTGCTTCTGCGTAGACGATCGCACTGACGCCCCACCCGATCGCGCCGAGATGATCATCACCGAGATCGAGCTGATGCGTCAGCTTGAACAGGTGCTCCTGCATGTGATTGAGTGCTTCGAGGCAGAACGTCCGGGCGTCCGCTTCCGTCGTGAGTGAGTTCTTCCAGTTCTGCTCGCCGTGCTTGAGGGCGCCCATGGCGTACCGCGCAGCGACGCGGCGACTGAGTTCGTGAGGGACGAGGTCATAGCGGGGCGCACGCTCGCTTCGCGTCGCGCCGCCCGGGAGATAGAACTTCTCTGGGTCGAGTTCTGGCATTAGAGGACTCCGTAGCTTGTTCCATGCGCGGCTCGCGATGAGCTCGGGACAAGGAGCGACGTGGAATGTTCTGTGCGTGGCGCACCAGAAGGCGCCTGGATATCGGATCTTAGTCATGGCGAAGCGCGAAGCAAAGTCCCGAATCTCCCACCGTTCGGGACCGACGGCTAGCGGCGCTTCACATGGGCGAGAAGCGTCGGGAGTAAGGCCCGGAGGGGCCTATTCGAGCGAGATGTAGCGCGCGACCTTCGAACGGGCGGGATACGACTTCCCGTCCTGCTCACGCGGCTTCTCGACAGTAATCGCAGCGCCGACCTCGAGGCCGACGAGCTGCTCGGTGTCCTCGAGCGTATCGTCCTCGCCCCAGCCTGCCGCTTCCAGCAGCTGACGCGTCCGGAACATGCCCTCGCCGGCGAGCATGAGGTTGTCGAAGACCTTCCGGCCGTGATGCTCTTCGGCCTCGACGGGGCCCTGCACGACGAACGTCACCTCCGCCATCGGAGTGCCCTTCTCCTTGCTCGTCTTATAGACGGCCTTCTCGAGACGGAGCTGGTAGACGCCTTCGGGCAGCGGCTCGCCCTTCGGCATGTCGCCCATGCGGGCGGAGTTCGGAATCATGACCATGTGCGTTTCTCTCCTCGTGTGCCTCTCACTTGGTTGCGGCGACGGCCTGCGGCTGCGGAGCAGCCACTGCCGGTTTCAGAGCTTGAGCGGGCTCCTTGTCCTTCGGGACGAGGAGGTCGTAGGCGGAACGGTCTCCGCACATGTACTTGATCAGCGCAGCGATATCCTGATTGCACCGCTGCGGAAGATCAGGGAAGGACGTGGGCAGTCGGACTCGTGCCGGACTCCCGCCCTCGCCCTTCGTGATCATGCGGTACTTGCCCGCGATGACGCGAAGTCGTACCGTCGCATCGGGCCAGCCCGGCAGTTCGCGAGGGAGCTTCTGCCCAGGCAGCTCAGGCGCGGCGAAGAGCGGTTCGCCGTCCTGACCACCGAAGAGACCTTCCCTCGCGATGATGTAGAGATGCCCGTGTAGGGTGAAGAGCGACTTATACAGCTGTCGACCCTTCTCCGAGAGGAAGCCGTACGCTCCGCGTGGATCCTTGTTCGCGGACGGCGTTGAGAGATCGTCCCAGCCCTTGAGCTGCATGTACCGCTCGAGCGGGAACTCGCCCCACTGCGTGACGGAGTCGAGGACGACGCAGCCGAACTCGCTCTGCTCGTACTCGATCTTCCCCGGCTTCCGTCGCAGCTCCGCGAGCACGTCGATCATCTCGTTGTGCCCCGTGACTACGACGTACGGGATCTGCTCCGCCTGCAGTGAGAGCAAGCCGTGCGTCTCACCGAGTTCGCACGCGACGACGAGCGGGTTCAGTCCGCCGTCCTTCAGCGACTTGATCGAACGGGTCTTCCCTGCGCCTGCAGGACCGTAACCGAGCACGGTCCCGTAGGTCGCCTGGAGCATGTCCGTCCGAAAGAGCTTCGGGAGACTTGACTTCAAGAGCCCGACTCCGTCTCTCCCTCCGGCTCCGCTTCGTCGTCGTTCTCGTCCTCGTCCTCATCGTCTTCCTCGTCCTCGAGGCTCAGGACGTAGTCCTCGATTGCGGCAGCGGCCTCCGCCAGGTCGACCTCCTCCGCATCCTCGATGTTCGTGGTGATGAAGTCCGTCACTTCCTTGATCAGGTCTGCTCTGTTCATCTGTCTGCCCTCCGGCCTTTGTGGTAGCTAACGAAGAATTATACCTCAGATCGTTGATTGATTTCAACGGGCGGTTCATAGACGTCACTGAAGACGTCGTTTGATATCTTGGAGCTCGCTCTGCGAAACATATACGTCCTTACGCTGCACCGGCCAGCGTATGAATGCGAGCCGGTAGACCCTCGCAATCAAAGTCAGAACGTCACTTACCACGAGCGTCGAGCTCTGCCTGAGCTTCGTCGACGTAGTCCGGCGTTCGTTGATCATAGAGCAATCTCCTAGTCGGGGTGTCTGAGAGACAGAGGTCGCGGAAGGCGCAGGGCCGCCCGTACTTGAAGCACGAGTCCGTGTTCTTCGGGAAGACGGTCTTCCAGTCCTCGCCCGCGGCGACCCGATCTTCCTGATCTCTGATCCGTCCGCAGATCTCGACCCACTCCTTCTCGAACTCCTCGAGCTCAGCGACGCTGCGCGTGAAGAGCTCCCGTGCGAACTGCGGGATCTGCGTCTTCACGAGGACGTCGATGATCGCGCCACGTACGAAGACCGGCGGACCGCCCTTCGCCATGGACTCCAGTGAGAGATGTTTCGTCAGGCCGTAGACGTAGGCCGTCAGCTGGACATCGAGCTCATACTTGAGCAGGTCGCGAGGGTCCATGCGGCCGGCGGTCTTATAGTCCACGAGATACAGACCACCCTTGCTCACGCTCAGATTGTCCGCCGTCCCCTTCAGGAAGACGTTCGTCTCCTCGCCGACCTCCACCAGGAACTTAATCTCCTGGTTCAGCGGTTGCCAGAGCTCTTCCTCGCCCGCCCAGAAGGCTACGTAGGCAGGTATGATCCGCTCCGCGACGTCAAGCGCCTCGCTGAGCGACATATCGGCGAACGTCTTCTTCGCGCCTGCGAGCTCGGTCAGCTTCTTCCGGGCGACTTCTTTCGCGTTCGCGACGCTTCGGTCCTTCCCCGTCGCAGCGTGGAAGGTCGCCAGAGCGGCATGCACCGACGTCCCGATGTCAAGTGCCGCAGCTCTACCGACGGGCGAGAGATTCTGCAACCGCTTCCAGGCGTAGAGGCGGTTGCAGTTGTTGAAGTCCTTGAAGGCGCTCTGGTTCAGGACGAAGGGCCTTTTCATGGACGGTGCTCCTTGAGCCAGAGGCGCGGGACCTCGCAGCTGATGACGAGGGCGGGCTCCAGGCCACCGACGCGGACTCCGACGACGACGTAGTCGTCAGGCTCTCCGGTGCGCTCGTCCTGCGAGGGTGGCTCCAGACCATGATGCTTCATAGCCTGGTGCGTGAGCGGTCCCCAGACGTACTTGACCTTCATACGATCTCGACGGTCGTCTCGATCGGCCGCGGTCTGACGATGCGGACGATCTGCACGACGAAGTGGGCGTTCTCATCCTCGGCAACGAGCGCCTCGGCATGCTTGACCGCTGCCTCGAGCGTCGTGTGTCCCCAGCCGTTCAGCGCCTTCGGAGAGCCGACGTAGAACTTGTTCGAGCGGGCCTGCTTACTGTAGTGGTCCTGCTTCCTCTTGATGACGATGACCTTCTTCACGGTGCCTCCTCTGGATCTTTCAATTCTAACTGCTCCTGCGAAGAGAAGCTCTGGACGGCGTCTACGACCCCACTCCAACCGGCAAGTGTGGCGGCTGCGTCGCGCACGCGTCCGTTCGGCGGACGCACGTACCCTTCGAGGAGCGTGGTCCAACCGGCTTCATTCCTTCCGCGTACGGATGCGCTGCATCTGATCTGTCCGCCGGCCAGGCGCAGCCGAAGCCAACCGACATTTCCTTGCAGTAGGTACGTTCCGAGATCCATCGGGTCGGAGATCGGGAGCTCGATCAGCTGACGGGGCTCTATCTCCTGTGCGAAGATCTGCATCTGTGCTTCCGGGACAGTCGCCTCTGCATCTGTCGCAGGAGACGCCTCCAGCCAGTCGAAGCCCTCTATCGCGATTGCGATGAGCTCCGGGTCAGGGATTCCGAGCGACGTCAACAGGCCGACGATGCGCTCGCGGCGCCCGTAGGCCGTGAAGCCGCGAAGCAGCCGGAGCACGTACTCCTGGCAGAAGTCATGCTCCCAGACCTGCGGATGGAGCTGGATCTGGTATTGACGGTAAGGATGCACGTCGTCTGGCGGCGGGACGAGCTGCATCATCAGGGCGTCCTTCGGTTCGTCTTCGACCAGGTGCGAGCGGGAGCGGTCGAAGCGAAGCCAGAGGCCCGGCAAGTCGTCGCCTGACATCCAGATGTCGTCTCGCTCTTCGAGGTGCTCGACCAACTGATCATGCTCCCACCACGTAATGCGGAGCGGGGCGTCCGGACTCACGCGTGGCGCGCCTGCCTACGCTTCTCGATCTCCTTGCTCCAGCTCGAGCCCGGTTGCCGCTCTGCGGCTCGCCTCTTGCAGATGTCGGCCGCAGGTCCAAAGCAATATCCGTCGCGCGAGAGGCGACGGCGCCATGTCTTACATCGTGTGCAACGCTTCATATCACTCTCCGCAGGTGCGACTTCCGACGCACGGGCTCCATGTAAGACTCTACCTTGACGTTGTAGTGCTCCGCCAGGGCAACGGCGATGACGAACGAGCGCGAGACGTTGAAGCGCCTCGCATCCTGTTCGACGTGCCGATACACGTCCTTGAGCACGCCGGCATACGCCCGCTCGCGCCCACCCTTGACTGGTCTCTGATTTCTACGGCTTCTCGCTGCCATTGTAGCGTCCCTCCGGGATCCGCGCGGTGTGCGCGTGATTAGATCTATTCTATCACAGCTTGAGCTGCATTACAATGGACGTACTTACCAGTCGACGACGAGAGTGCCATGATCAAAGGCGCTGATTGACGCTTCCTTAAACTCCGCCCGATGCTGCTGGAGCCATGGGCCGACAGCCGCCCAGACCTCAGGGAAGAAGATGTCGTGGACGACGATCCAGTGAGTGCTGACGCGGAGTATGTTCTCTAAGTCAGAGCGAGCGCCTTCGGTCGAATGATCTCCGTCGACGTGGACAAGGTCAAAGGCGTCGTTGAGTGACGGCACGAGCTCCTGGCTGCGGCCAGTTAGATAGCGGACCTTTCCTACGAACCCGAGATGCCGTAGGAGTATTTCGATGTGCCCGTTGTCACCGCGGCCGGTGCCGCCATGAGAACTGCCCCAGTCGTCACAGAGCGTGACGCGCTGGAGACCAGGATTCGCTCTGACGACGGCGGCAAGAGACTGCCCCTCCTGCACGCCGATCTCCAGGTAGGACGTTACGCCAGTGAGCTGGGCGAAGACCTCATGATGGGGCGTATGCAGGATATTCATGTCGTCCCGAGTGCGTCGGTACAGAGTTCGATGATCTGATCGGCCTCGCGCTCCGTCGCTTCAGAGGACGTGAGGCTCTTCATAGTACGTGCGAAGTGGCGGGACGCGAGCAGAGCTTGCTCGACGGCGGCGAGCCGCTCTTCCACCTCGTGCACGTCATAGTACTCGAGCCGCTCGCGTCGGTTCGTGCCGCCGTCCGTGTAGTAGACGCTTCGCTTGGTCATTTGCCGATCCGGCGGTCGAGCACGAGTGCTGTGATCATGACGCCAACGAGTATGCCGATGACGAAGGCGCTTACGGTGAAGACGTTCAGGATCTGTTCTTCCATCAGACTGCGACCTTGTACGTCGTCGGGTCCGGCACGCCTGCATCGCGGAAGGCTTCTATGCGCTCTGTGCAGGTGCCGCACAGGCCGCAATGCTCCTCGCCGCCCTCGTAACAGCTGTATGTCAGTTCGACGGGGACGTGCAATTGCATTGCGCGGCGCACGATGTCAGTCTTGCTGATCTTTCCGAATGGTGCATACAGCGTGACGTGCCCGTCGGTCGCCTTCTCCAGCGTCGCCTGGCAGGAGAGGTAGAACTCGGGACGGCAGTCCGGGTAGATCGGATGATCGCCCGCGTGCGCAGCATAGCCGATGGTCCAGATCTCCTGCTTCTGCTGACGTAGAGACTCTGCTAGGGCTCCGGCGACGGCGAGCAGGAGCATGTTCCGGTTCGGGACGACCGTGAGCTTCATGCTCTCATCGGCATAGTGGCCGTGAGGCACGTCCACGAGCTCGTTGACCTGCGAAGAGCGGGCGTATTGGAAGACGGGCAGAAGGCCCGTCGAGAGGTCGATGAGCATGTGCTGGACGCCTGCGGCAGCTGCAATGCCGACAGCCGCGTCGAGCTCGACCAGGTGCTTCTGCCCGTAGTCAATGCTCAGGGCGACAGGCTCGTAGTCTTCGTACTTGAGCTGATAGAGCAACGTCGCTGAGTCCAGGCCGCCCGAGAGCAGCGCGATCGCTTTCTTCGTCATTCGTGCATCCCTCCGTCCGAGAGCGCGGAGCAAAAAGGAAAGGGGCCTGGTAGGCAAGCCCCTCCCTTCCGCCATCGCATCTTCGCCGCTTCGCCGCTTCTACGCCGTCGCTGAGGGCTGATCGGGCGCTTCCGACTCCGCCGTGATCCCGAGCTCCTTCGCCTTCGCGAGGATCGCCTTGTCGCGCGCCTGCCTCTTCAGCCGGTACGCCTTCATGCGCTCCTTCACTTCGGGCTTCGTCCGGTAAGCCTTCATCTTCTCCTTGACTTCCGGCTTCTGGATGCGCTCGCGGTTGTACGCCTTGCGCTTGTCGAGCTGCTCGGCGGTGAGCTCCTTGCCCTTCTGCCGCTCGCGCTGCTTGGCCTTCTTCTCCTGCAGCTTCACCAGCTGCTCGCGGACCTGGTCCGGGCTCAGGGCGTCGACCTGGCTCCGGATCTGGTCAAGAATGTTTCCTGACATTTGCCTCTCTCCTCGCTCCGCGATGTGCGAAGCTTTCATTCTGTTCATTATAGCGCAGCGGAAACGCTCGATCAACCGGCGTCTTCGCTTTCTGCCCTTTGAAAGTCTTGGGCACTTTCTCGGGCACTCCTCAACGACGTGAGTACTGGCGTCAGTAGCTCACGCACGTGCGCCGCGATGCCGGAGTTCCGCGACGCCCGATTACCGGCGACGTTCAATGTCTTCGCGCTTCGCGCCCGGAGTTCCGCCAGCAGAGCGGCTGGCGCCGGATTCACGAGGAACGGACGCCCATAAGATAGGCAGGCATTCTTGGTGCACTTGTAGCCGGCGGAGCCCAGCGTGCCGTACCACACGGTCAATTCGGCGTCACGAGCGTTCAGGTACGTGCGCTCGGGATAGGACTTCGACCCGAGCTCCGTGAGACCGAAGGCCGCCAGGCTTGGATCGGGGCCCAGCTCCGTTAGGAACCCGAGTGGAGCGTAGCCGCCGGTCGGCAGGCCGTGCTCTCGCGCGAGCTCCAGAGCGGCACGGTCCGCGCCTGTCTGGCCGCCGGAGATGATCTTCAGCATCCGTTGGTCCGTCGGTCCTTCACGTACGCCTTCTTCGTCTGCCTGTAGGCTCGAGTAAAGTCGACGCCACGAAACGAGACGTCCTTCAGGACCTGACGCCTTAACTTCTTCGCTCTTTTCCCTCGCACTGCGCTCTCCTGATCTATATTACGATCGCTTCGCGTTTGGATCTACGGACGCCTCTGCCTTCTTGACGGCGATCTCTCTGCAGCTCGCACACATCTCGACGTACAGATGTATGATCCCCGGCCGAGCGACGGCCTTCCATGTCCGGCGGCAATTCAAGCACTCTGCCCATGTCTCATTATCTGACATCGGCGCTGTGATGTTCTCCGGACGGTGCGGGCGCTCGTACGTCATGTTGGCCTCCGGCCAATTCCGACCCGACGGGAGAGGCGGTCCACTTCCTATCTCTCCCGACGGCGCACTGAGCCTGACGGCTTTTTAGCGTCGCTCAGTCGACGTCTTACGAACGGAACTTCTTCCGAAGCAAGCCGACGAGGCCTGTTCCGAGAAGGAGCATCGTTCCTGGCTCAGGCACCGGTTCCGGCGGTGGCGGAGGAGGAGGTGGAGGGGGCGGGGGAGGCGGCGGCGGATTCGTTCCGAAGCCCGACGCGAAGCCCGTTGAGAGAGCGCCGTTTGAAGCGAGGCAGTTCGTCGCCCCGGTGTCCGTGCAGGCGAAGCCGTGAATGACGGCCTCGAAGCCGTTGAGGTTGTTGACGAGCACGTTGGCCGCGGACGACCACGTGCCGCTGGTGTTCACGAGGCTGAACCCGATCTCCGACCAGCTATGCGTGAAGCCGTCGAACGAGTTCACCGTCAGGTTGAACAGACCGAAGCCGTCCTCGACACCCGCACCACCGAAGGACAGGCCACCCGAGTTCGTGGAGAAGCCCGTACCGTCGATGCCGCCAGTGAAGCCGGACTCAGTGAACGTCGCAGCGTTGACATTCACGCCGACTGCGCCATTGCCGCCCATGAGGAACTCGATCCCGTTGGACGTCAGACTGTCGAACGTGATCGTGGCCGTCGTCGTGCTGGTCCGATTGACCGTCACGTCGGCATACGGCCCCGGAAAGGGCAAGCCGGCGTTCGCCTGGTTGAGCGAGAACGTGATCGAGTCTGCCCGTGCAGGTGCCGCCAGCAGCAGAGCGAGCGCGGCGAACTGGAGAGTCTTCTTCATGCATTCCTCCTAGTAGAGAGACGAGGGTTGCTTGCCTGCCGGCGGACGCCCGTCGGTTCCGAACGTCTGCGTCGTGCCCGATGGTACGCAACTGCCGCACGTGCTCGCCGCTGGGCCCTGTAGAGAGCGAGCCCAGACGGTTCGAGCCGTAACGGTCATCAGGACGACCAGCGACGCACGACGGCCTGAATCAATCTTCGCGTTTTCTTTGGTCATAGCGTAGCACCCTGCAGCCGGCGGAACGTGCCCTGACACGCCCGCGTTCCCCCGGATGAACGGCAAGAAGTGAAGCACGTCCGCCGGTTGCAAGATCCGTTAGGCCTTCCGGCGCATGCGCTTGCGCACCTGTCCGGCGAGACCGAGTAGACCCGTTCCGAGCAGCATCAGTGATGCCGGCTCCGGGACAGGCGTTGCGAGCGCTGCATCGGCATCGCCCGTGTACGACGCCGTGAAGCCCGCGAGCGTCGTGTGCGACACGCCGTTCACGAGGTACGTGTTGGTGTGGATGCCGCCGAGGACGTTCGCCAGCGAGAGCTGGAAGCTCTCCGGGTTGACGAGATCCAGCGGCAGGTCCGTGAACAGCACCAGCGGCGGATTCTGCGGCGAGCTATTCGCCGTTAGCACCGCGCCTGTGCCTCCGCCGAACTCCAGCGCCGCGCCGAACGTGCCAGACAGGTAGTTGAACGTCCCGGCCTGATTCGTCAGTTCGAAGCTGCCCGCGAACCGCTGCGTCACGACCGTCCCACCCAAGATGGACGTGGCGTCACCGACGCTTGTCGCCGTGAACGTGAACAGAGCATTCGGGTCGAGACTGCCCGCGATGATCTGCGTGATCGTCACGTTCGACGAAGTAGACAGCGTGGTCGTGCCGTCGAGGTTGTCGAGAGCGACGAGCTGGTTCGGCGTGATGTTGCCGAAGGACGTGATCGTGTCGGCGCTTGCGAGCGACGCGCTGAGGAGCAGGGCGCCGAGTGCGAGGGCGAAACTACGCATGTGTGAAATCCTCCTACCAAAGTCTTACATTTGCGATGACGGTTGACCGGAAAGTCTTAGCGCTCGCACGTAGCGACGGCTCACCTCCGACGGGGAAGAGCGAAGGAGCTGAGACCGCCATGATCCCAGCTCCCGCGCGTAGTGTCTTACAGCTTGCGGAGCACCGCTGGAACCATGATCGGCTCCGTCGACAGCTCCGTGACGACGTGATCCTCACGAGCCCATGCCTCGAGACATTCGGTCGTGACGATTTCGAGCGCAGCTCGAATGCCGGTCAGGATCTCATCCTTCCGGCGCTGCGGTGCGTCGTTCCAGCCCGGAATGCTGATTGCGCCGTACTGCGCGCCCAGCACTTCCTGGATCTTCGACTCGAAGATCGGCCGGAGCTTGTATCGAAGCGAGCCGAGCTGGAGCGTCACGAACTCGCGCTTCGTGCGAACGTCCAGCGTCTGGAACTCCGGCACGAGTTCGAGCTGCTGCTCGATCTCCGGCCGAAGCACGGTCTCGAGCGTAGTATTCAGGGCCTTCGCAATTGCGCCGAGAATGCACACGCCCTGCGGGTCCTGCGTTTCGCTCTGTCCGAGCGCCCCGCCCTGCAGGTGTCCCTGCACCCAGCCCTCGTCCAGGTACTGCTCGACGAGCATGAGCACCTGCTGAGGATTGATCTCGATCTTCATCCTGTCACTCTCCTCTCTGAAAGTACTGTCACTACTCTATTCTATCGCATTGCGCAGAGGAATGACATGGACGCCGGAAAGGAAATCTTCGCACAGCGCTCAACGCGGACGCCCATGTCTGAGAACGTCGTAGGCGGTTAGGACGGCAAGCGTAACGGCGGAGACGAGTAGGAGGTCCTTCATGCGTCTTTCAGGATCCGGCCTGCTCGCTTTAGCGCGTAGATGTAGTTTGTGACGCGCACGTGACGCACGTGCTCAGGCCGCTCTGCGACGTAGGCCGTCAGAGCGGCATGCTTGTGCTCAAGTGACGTCCCCATCAGGCTCCGCCTAAGCCTCTGCCACTCGAAGTCATTCACCGCCATGATCACGGTGTTCCTGTCATAGCTACCGTAGATCAGAGCGTTCCAGTCGAGAGCATTGCTCATTCTTCGCCTACCAAACGACGCAATTGATCGAGGACGGGATCGTCTCCTTCGAACGGCGCCACGACAGGCTTCGAGACGGACGTCTCTCGCGACGCACGCCATCGCTTCTGCGCGGCACGCACCCGCTCCCCATTCTTCTCCCGCCAGGCCTTCATGTATTCGCGGGTGCCCGATGGCGCACCATAGGACGAACGAGGACGGCGACCAGTCGCACTGCGCGTCGCGAGGCCGACGTTCGCCAGCGTCTCGTTGCTCGGATCCCCGTCGATCCAGTAGAGCACCTGCTCGCGGGTGATCTTCACGTAGCGCTTGCGCCCGAGCAGGAGCAGGACGGGGGCAGTGGTTCCATCGGCGAGAATCGCCAACCGCGACGCTCGCGAGGGATGCTTCTTGCCCGAGATCTCGACGAAGCCGCCGACGGCGAGCTCCAGGACGAAGTCCTCAGTCATAGGATGTGAACGTCGACAGACGGCGGCGCCTCCGGGAAACGTTCATAGAACCGACGCGCGGCTTCCGCGACTGCGGAGCGAAGCACGTCCCGCAGCTCCTCGAGCAAGAGATCGTCCGGCGGCAGGCCAGAGAGCTGGCTGTGCGCCTGCAAGGTGCTCGTATGTAACTTGAGCTCCAGCCCTGGCTGCGAGGCAGTGAGAAGCATAGTGTAATTATAGCTGAACCATTGAATGAAATCAACGGGCAGCCTTGTCACGTCCGTGAAGCACGTCCTAGTCGAAGTGCTCTCGCTCGACACCGTCATCCGTCCGTGTGACGCCGAGCTTGCAACCATTCTCCTCTTCGACAATGCAGCCGTGCTCACGGAACCAAGCCGCATAGAGAGCGGCGACGGCGAGCCCGGTTTCGAACCAGACGACTTTCCCCTTGCTCAGGATGCCGTCGTACGCTGCCTGCGCCATTGGCTCATCGAACTCCTCGTCCCACAGCTTGAGGAACTCACGGCGGTCCTTCACGACGTCCTCCTTCGGCTTGATCTTTCGGTTGGCGAGCCTGGCCGACGACTCTACGGTCGCTTCCTCCAGAGCGGCAGACGCCTTCACGATCGAGTCCGCCTTCCGCAGTCCCTGCGGCTTCAGCCACGGACGTATGGCAGTGAGGAACGTCGCGAGCTGCTCCTGCCGCACTTGCCAGCGACGCGTTGCGCCGATCAGGTAGACGGCTCCGCCGAAGTGCTCGGAGAGCCAGTCCGCCGTCTCATCGTGCATCGGGACGCCGATCGTCACATGGACGTGGCCGTTGAGAACGGCTTGTCGGCCACGGAACTCGAAGATCGTCGCGGCCCGGATCAAGTCCTCCTGCGTCGGAGCGACAGACGGTACATAGATCACTGGGGGTCGTCCCATATCTTTTGCCTCCGAGCTTATTATATAGGTTTCGAATAGAGTCTATCAACGGACGGAGATCAAACGTCCGTTCGTGGCGTAGTGTGTTTTGACCGTCTCCCTTACGTACTTGTATTATATAGGTATTTATACTATATTCTATAGAGACTCCTATCTTATGTCCTTACTACAACTGACGGTCATGGCATAAGAACTCCCCTTTGATCTCACTGCCAACGTCCTTTGCTCTCTCCGCTGCCGGCCTCTTGCTCTGTCGCCCTTGCTTTTCCGCGAACAAGAGTCCACGTCCTAACTCAAGTAGTCTTTGCGCCCACGAGGACGTTCCTGCCCGAGACAACCGCCGCACGCAGTGCGCGGTCAATTATGGCCCCCGTCGACTGTCGAGGGGAGAGCGTGACGCTCCCCTCGACGTGCTCCCCGAGCGTAGCTAGGGGAGAGAGCGCCGCTCCTGTGGGACGTCGACAGGAGAGCGTCGCTCGCGGACGTACTCGCAGCTGCAGCACGCGTCAGCTCGCACGGGCCTTCGCCTGGACGGCAGTTGCGCCTTGCGCAACGCGCCTCTCGCTGGCCAGTACTGCTCTTCGAGCAGTAGAGGGACGTCGCTGAGTGACTCTTCGCCGCAGGCAGGGCACGTCCTCATGGCCTCAGCTCCCCGCCGAGCCAGAGGTAGAGCCAGGCGAACGGCCGCACGAGCGCGAGCAGGAGCTTCTTCATCGCGGCTGCCCCTCCGCCTCGAAGGGGAACTCTTCCGCATGCGTGCAGATCCACGTGATCGCGCCACGGCCGAACCGGAGCACCGCCGCTTCAGCGGTGTACTGGCCGTGCCGCTGGCCTGTCGACTGGTCAGTGACTGACCACAGGCCCGTCCTGCCGACGGGCTTCGCTACGAGGAGCATGCGCGCGCGGCCTCCAGCACCGCGATCCGCTTGTGCGGGTTCACTTCGTTGCCGCGGTCGTCGGTCACGACCGTGTCGCCGGGGCCACCGTCGCAGACGGTGCACTGTGCGCTTCCGCAGGTGCAGCGGATCACGAGGAACGTGCCTCCGCGCAGGTCGACCTTCTTCGTCTCTCTCATGTGCTCTCTCCTACCTCTCTATTATACCACAGCGCGCAGCGCCAGGCCCCGGACGTCGGGGCCCCGCCTCCTGCGCTAGCGCACGGCGATGCGCTTCGACGGGAAGTCGACGCGGCCGTAGCCGTACTTGATCTGCGTCTTCTCGTCGTCCGTGAGCGCGCCGGCCTCCGCGAGCTCCCAGTCGATGATGTCGACCGTGCAGAAGTCGTTGCGGCACTCGATCGACGCACGATGTGCGTCGACCACCGCCTGCGCGGCCGCACCGATCCCGTCGCTGAGCGCCAGCTCCAGGCCGGCCAGGACGTACGTGGACCCGCCCTTGCTCTTCCAGTACGGCGCGAGCGCGTCGCCGTAGTTCTCGCGGTACTGCGTGAGCACGTGGATGTCGAACTTCTTCGTCATGTCTCTCGTCTCTCCTCTACCTCTCTATTATCCCACACCGCGCGGGGGCAGGGCACGCTTTTTCTTCGCGCGCCCTGCAGGCCCTCAGCCGCGGATCTTCGCGCAGTACGCGAGGACGGCCGGGTCGCTCGTGTGCTCGTCGGGGAAGTCGATCCCGGAGCTGCAGAAGACCTCGTCGCCACCGCGCCACAGGCGAGCTCGCACGGCCTCCAGGCCGGTCGCCACTACGCCGCTCGGGCCCTCGAGCACCAGCAGGCCGCCTCTGAACGTCATCACCAACATCATCACGCTACCTCCACCTCTATTATGCCACACCCGGCCGCTGCCGGGCAACGGTTATTTCGCGGCCAGCACTGCGTAGAACACCCACCACCGTCCCGTGCCGGGCTCGCTCACGCGGCTCTTGATCCCGCGCGTCAGCAGCGCGGCCGCGAACTCCTGCGCCTCCGCCTCCGTCGTGAAGCTCGCGCTCTGGTGGAACACCTTCGTCTTCGCCATCCTCGTCCTCCTGGCCGCTCTGCGGCCGTGATCGCCTCGCGGCGCCAAGAAGAGGGCCGGGCTTTCGCCCGGCCCCGATCTTCGCGCGGCTACGAAGCCGCTTCGGTCGCCGCCTGCTCCGCGACCGCCTTCGGCTTGCGGACGCGCTTGGCCTTCACGACCGGCACGTTTCCGTCGGCGATGTCATCGCGCGTCTCGCGGTTCTTGTCCGCCGCTTTTCTCCACGCGACCGTCTTGTAGCCCTTCACGAGGATCGCGAACGCGATCGCCATCGGATCGGCCTCTTCGCCGTTCGCCAGCAGGGCGAACTTGTCGGCGATCGCCGCTTCCATCGAGCCGTAAGGGAACTTCACCTTCACGCCCGGCATCGGCAGCTGCTCGAGCTCGGCCTTCCACTCTTCCCGACGAACCTGAAGCTCCTGAGCGATCGCGACGATGGCGTTTGCGTTGTTCGTAGTCATTGTCTTTTCTCCTGTCGGCGCTCGCGGCCTACCCGCGCGCGTTCCTTCCGACCTCTTTATTCTATCACACCTGCGCGTTCGTGGCACCCCCCGGTGCGCCTTTTTCTTCGGCGCTCCCGGCGCGCGCCTCACGCGCGCAACCACTTACCTATCTATATTCACACAGCCCGCGACCGATGGCACCCCCCCGGCTGCACTTTATTTCGCAAAGCACTTTGCCCCCCGCGACCTCTTATATCCCCCCTCCCCCTCCCCCCCGTCCCGTGCCATCGGCCGCGCGGTTGGGGTAGGCCGTGGCCGGGACTTGTGCCGTTTCTGTGCCGGGAAATAATTCCCCCGGCAGATTTCCGTTGCTTTCGCCGGCGACAGCGCGGCTGGGCCCGACCCGGCGCTAGAACGCGCTAGAACGCGCTATAAACAGCGCAGTTTGGCCTGCGCGGGTTACTATGCAGGCGCGCGCGATCTCGCGTTAAATCGCATTGTCGCAAGCCGCGCATTTCCATTGAATGATTTGCGCGATTTCGCACATCCTTGTGCCTGGGCGATTTCGCCCAC